GGCGGATCGCAAAATCGTGTTGAAATACGCCTGGTTGAAGTCGATCGAAACATCAGCCATCAGCCCGTCGCCTCCTCAACATTGACAACCAGCGTAGGCTGCCACCCCGTAAACGGATTCATGTCCGCCCCAGGGAAGCCGGTCACACGATAAGTGCCACCGCCGGGAGCAACAACGCGATCACCAGCCCGAATATCAAAATCCGGTTCAGTAATCACGATCTGCTTCGTGGTGACGATCTGTGCACGCACCGCATCAGACTGTTCCAGCGACGACTGCGACGCCCAATAGCCCTCAAACCCGAGTTCTTCGGCGTTATCCCAATCCTCGACCGTCTCATCCGGATCGTACGGATTCGTTTTCTGACCTGCACGCCGCCGCGTAAATGTGGAAACGTGCGAGAATCCGAAACCGTCACCCACCAGGAAATCATCGACTGTAGCCATTACGGCCCCCAATTCAGCCGATATGGGGCGAGCATTTCCTTCTCAATCGAGAGTAGCGGCACCGATAATGGCGCACCACCCGCACTCTGATACGAAACGCTCGCCCCATTGACTGACTGTGACGCGATCACGCCAGGCTGTGTGCGGGCACGCTTCCCAACCGCGAGAATCAACGCCGCAACCTCAGGCACATCATCGACCGGCCAACCATGCGTCAAATCAACCTGCACCGCGCCCGGACGATCCGGCCACGACCCAGACCGGAGCACGACAGTACCGGCCTCCGACCAATCAAACTCGGCCACAGCCTCACCGTCCACCGAGATAGACGCAATCGCAGTCACATGCTTAGACGGCAGATACAAAACCTGCCCACCGTATGCGTCCACTCTCACCGTCTCAGTGATAGATGGGGCGACATGCCAGCCGCAATAGCGCCGCACAGCCGACTGGGCCGCACGAATCCACCACTGCGAATCAAGCATAGTGGTCGCCGAAACAATATCGTCAGCAGGCATAGCCAACCTCCGATCATTCGGCGGCGCTAGTCGTAGCCTTCGCCGCAGTCTTCTTCACGGTGGTTTTTCTGGACTTGTTTTCCGTCGAGGTGGTGGATGGGCGGAGCGCCTTGGTTAGAACCGGCGCGAGGCGCTCCAAATCCTCCTCACGGAAACGAATTCCGGAGACAATTTTCATTACCATGATTAGGCCGCGCTCTTCTCAAGGACTACGAAGTGCGCCGGACGCCAAATCGCTTGCGCTGCACGCAACTCAGCACGCACATACGTGAGGTTGCGGGCCGCATAATCCTTATGCTGGTTGAACGCCTGCACAGACAGTCCCGAACGATCCAGGAGCGCGATCTGACGGAAATCACCCACGATCGTTTGCCCAGCAGACAACTGTTCGGACTCAACAACAGGCATCCCCCACAGAGTATTCGGTCCCATGCTGAACGGGCCGTTGCCGTAGAACCGATCGTTACCGTCGCGCAGCAGGTCGATCTTCTCCGCATCCTCCGGAGAAATGAGTACCGAACGATTCGACGCACGCTTCAACAGTGTCTTAGACTGCCGAATCGCCTCGATCAGCGAGAGCGCTTCCTTCGTTCCAGCGGTCCATGACTTCGCTTGCACGCCGGTCGTGTTCAGCAAGCCCTTCGGTTCGCCGTTTGTCCCTGACCCGTTGAGCAGCTTGTCCGCCAAAATCGTGTCGAAGCTATACCGGAACTCCGAGTTCAGGAATGACGCCAACGCCTGATCGTCCTGGAGCAGCTGATTCGTAACCGTGTAGCCGTCGGCGTAGTCGTAAACCTTCGCATCTGCCAGCGCGGTCGTGAAAGACGACTCTGGTTTGATCGTGTCCGTCACATCATCACCAGTATTCTCAGGGACGATCGCCGTATTGCGTGTGATCGCAAGAATTTGGAGGTATTCGAACGCGCCACGAGTCGTGCCACGCGAAATCAGGTCAAGTAGCGTCAAGGCTGGGCGATCAACCTGATCAATCATCGGCAAGCGAATGTTTTGCGCGTGCGAAAGATCAGTCGTTAGCGCGGCACCTTTGCGGGCCGCCATGAACTCTTTGAGAGAGCCGACTCGCGTAGGCCTAATGTTGATATTCGCATTACGTCCCAGCCCACCGAGGTCTTTAGCCATCTGTTGAAGGTCCTGATATCCCGCACCCTTCGTGAAACGCTCACCGAGCGTGGCAGCCTTCACCTCCACATCATCATCAGCCTCACCAAGATCGATCGGCCCGAGACTTTCCAACTTCGCGGTGACCGCGGCGGCTTTCTCGTAGCGATCTTTGGCCTTGTCATATTCCGCGATAGCCTCATCGAACGCTTTCATTTCAGCTTCCGTCATGTCACGGCCCTCGGCTGTCGCCTTATCTACAATCGCCTTGGCCGCCGCCTTATGCTCGGCCAGGGTTTCATTAATGGTTTTCGCCATTTTTGTCCTCCTCCTCAGAGGTCCATGGCCCGGAGCCGCCGGGCAGCGGTTTCAAGGTGGGCAACGGTTTGCTCACCAGAGTCTTTCTCATCAGGTTCGGGAGCCTTCTCCCGCTCCTGCTCCTTGACGGCCTTCACGGACGTGATTTCCGTTTCCTGATTCATCCCAATCGGGACGACACTCACTTCGAAAAGGTCAAGTTTGCGCAGCTCATAAAACGAGCCATCATCCTCCGAATCGACGAACGCACCATCTTTTACATCGAACGCGAAAGACATTTGAGTAACGCGACCTTCTTTGAGGAGTTTCGCGACCTGCTTCCCGTAATCGGTCGAAGTGTCCACCAGAACCGTGACTTTTAGGCCGTGATCATCCTCAATAGCCTTAGCGGTCATCCCAATATTCGCGAACGGGTCATCAGTGTTGTGGTTCCAATACACGGGAATTCCAGCGCCATCGTTTGGGTAGCGTTTCTGGAGCGTTTCAGCAAACGCGCCTTTGATAATCTTGTCGCCACCCAAATCAATATTTCCGAAAACCGCCGCGTATCCTTCAAAGGTTGTCGAGCCATCATCGGATTCGGTCGCCTTCACATCAGCCGCAAACGTTTTCCGGAAAACCCGCGAGCCGCGAGCTGCCTTCCCATCCGACTCGCCGGATTGGTGATGCTCACGCGCATATGTAGTTTTCCCACCATGTGGGGGACCGGCTATAAGGTTTATTTCCGCCACGCTTACTCCTCCTCACTTTCCACACTCGCCAAATCTCCGCCACCTCGACCGGCGGTTTGTCCATCTTGAGGACTTGTTTGCCCGCCAATCAGCACGTTCAAAGGCGTAACTAAACCATCCCCGCCCTCTACCGGTGGGAGATTCATGCGCGCACGAATCTCGTTCGTCGTCATGAAAGGCCTCCCTGTCGCGGTGGACATTGAGGCGTACTGGGTCTCCGGATTGCCACGCATCTGCGCATCCAAATCGAACTCGACATACTCACCAGGTCCCGCAAATTTGCGTAGCCCAGCGTTGAGCGCCTGCTCAAAAGCAACAATGTACGGTCGAAGATACGTCCCGTACAACGCATGCTGGAACGCATCAAGATTCGAGAAATTGCCTTCACGGAAACCGATAATTTCGGCGGGAATACCGAAAGCGTTCGCCACATCGATTTTCACTTTGTCGCGCGCATCAAGATCAGCCACATCGATCGGCTTGAACATATCGAGCTTGCCGACGTTCATACCGTCTTCGAGGAGCATCCCCGACCCGGCAGATGAACCACCGCCAGCAAACTCATGCAACCCACGTTGGAATCGTTCTCGCGATTCCTTATCCGGCCACGGCTTATCCCTCAGAACGAAAAACGGTGAACGTGCAGTCTTTTTGTTTACCTGCTCGCGATAATCAAGCGAGTCCTGATATTCCTGCAGGACGCGCTTCAAAATACGCGCCTTCGGAGTCCCTTTCACCCCGGCGAATGCGTAACCTACATCCAAAATCATTGAGTCATCGACGGTTGATAGATCCCAACCTTCGCCATCGCCGGTGACGATATGAACTCCTGCGATCACGTCAAAATTGCCGGAAATCAACTGCCAATACCGTGGCGGAACACGCTGTAGCGCATAACCACCGCCTTTTTTCGTTTCTACGATCGCCAGCATTCGATCAGATAGTAATCCGTCGGCGATCAGGCTGTACCAAAAACGTATCGGCGGAAGTGCCCCACCGGTTGGTGTGGCAATCAAATTCGCCAATTCGGAGTCGCGCACACGCTCCCGCGCATCATCACCAGTGCGACGATAAACCTTCAACGGCAACGCGGAAATATGACGGGCAATAAAATCAACCACCGTAAAAACCGGCGGCTGACGGTACGCCTTCTCCGGCTTATCCGGGTCCCACGACAACAACGGCTGCCCAGGATCAACAACCTCGATATTGTTCGCCGAAGCCCAGTCATTCAACTTTCCAAGTGACGTGAAAACAGCCATCACACCACCTGCACATATCTGATCTGCCCCTCAGGGACCAAGAGGACGCCATCAACCGGGTTTGACCCCATATCTGAGATGGCGATCGCGTCACGGAGAGTCAAAATACCGCCACCAGCAGCCGAGAGACGCCCCTTCACATCGAAAGACGCGGTAGAAACAATAATTGTCTGCCCCACGTACGCCTTGAATCCGCGCATCACGCCCCCTAAAAAGTCATCACGTCATAATCCTGATAGGCGGAATAAACCTCATCGCCTGGTGTTAGTACCTCCAGCCCGTAGAGGGCTACCGTTTCAGAGACGACGCCCGCCACGTCAACGACCGATCGGTACCGATCCCACGCCTCGTTTTCAGCGATCCGTTTCACGATGCCACCCTCGATACCGAGATCAATCAACGGCTGCTCAGTATGTGCAAGCTCCCCAGACCGCACGCGGTCCCGGAAACGCCCCGTAGCGAGCCCAATATGCCCACCATCGATCTCGTGAACCGTCAAGCCCTTCTCCCGCAGCGGTTGAACAAGCTCCATCGAGGCGGACCCACGCGACTGTAACGCAACCTCGCTAGAACCAGACTCGGCAGCAAGCTCCGCCAGCCGATCCACCGCCTTAAACATCGACTTGTGTCGCTCACGCAGTTGAACGAACGGCCGCCCATCATCCAGGAAAACCGCCGCCGAAATCCACGTCCAACGCCGGTCAAAACTCACGTCCACACCCCACA